GACCCAGCACTGGTGTGCCCTGTCGAGGTTGGAGCATGCTCCATTAAAGAACCGGAAGTCCGGTGGACCCTGACATCTCACGTCGAAGATGTAAAATTAGTCGACATGCAGTATTCAGCTGCCATTAAGAACAAATTAAATGAAAGCTACGTTTTGGAAGGTATCGTAGAACCTGACGCCGTTTCAAACGACAAGGCCAAGGCCCTCAAAGCTAACCCGTATGCGGTGCTTCACGATGAGGGTGATGGGCAGTGTCGTCTCGGCGAGCGGCTGCGCGCTCGTGCAAAGAAATTAGTGAAATGGTACGAGGAGTTGGGTATGACTCGTCTAGCGAAAGAAATACCCCAGCAAATTAAATGCGGAGAGCTTCGTAGCGCCGTAAGACAATGTTTCGTCGAGAAGCTTAGCCCTATCGACGAACTGAGCTTCAAAACAATTCAGAAACTCGAGAAATCTTGTTGCAAAGAATGTGAACCTCGCTTCTTGGAGAAGCTCAGTCAATGGAAAGAAGCTAGATTCCAACCAGTTGCTGTCGATGTTGAGCACTTGGGCCGCTTCAAAAGGGCCCTTAAGCAGAACATTGAGAAGGGATGGGATCGACAACGTGCACCCTTTATTCCAAACGGAAACGCTACCCGGCGATACCGCAGGAGAGAGGGAGGTAATTGGAACGTGGAAGAATTTAGCGGTGAGTGCCGCTACGAGTTGGTGTTTTCCTCGGGTAAACCAAGAGTAGTTACGTTATACTCTTCCGAGAACACACGCCGGCTTGCTCCGTTGCATTATTCGTTATACGACATGTTGAAAAGGCGAGGGTGGCTGTTGGTAGGTGAACCGACCGACCAGCACGTTTCACGCCTCACAGGCGCTGCATTTTTGAGTTTTGACTACTCTTCCGCCACGGATAACATTAAGCGGGAGTACGTGAATGCAGCAGTTGAGGTATTGGAAGAACAAGCGGACCATCTGGAGGACGAAGAGATCGAAGCACTTCGTGTGCTCTCCAATCTGAGGATTGATGGTATGGAGACGTTTTCGGGGCAGCCCATGGGCTCTGTGATGTCTTTTCCCCTACTTTGCGTGATCAACAAGACCGTAGTTGACATGGCATTGTCCGCGATGTTAGACAGGAAGGAGATTAGTTTTAAAGAATGGAGTGGGCACCCCCTTTTGGTTAATGGGGATGACCTGCTTACCCGCGAAGTTCGGGCTACCACTGATCTCCGTGGCGAAGTGGTGAGGCAAGGAAGTGAAGTTGGGCTCGTCGTCAACGAAGAGAAGACCATGGTCTCTGAACGCGATGGAGAAATCAACTCGACTTATTTCCAAGACGGCCACAAGCTACGAAAATTTAATGCATCGTCACTGTGGATGGATGCTGGTGTAGAGGACGTTCTCGGTTTCGCTTCACAAGCGACCCCGGACGCGAAAACGTTTCGAAAGGTGGTCAGACGTAATTTGCGTACTCTGTCTAAACAACAGAATAAGCATCTTACCGAGATCCCCTATTCCCTCGTCGCTGTTTGCCGAAAAGACAAGAAAATTAGAGCAGCGATCACCAGCTTGCCGACACGTGTTGCACCGATCAAAAATGGCGTTATTACTATGGATCTTCGTCCAGAAAATTACGGTATGAGTAGAGATGAAGAACACGCGGCAATGAGAGAAGAGATTGAAAGGGTGAGGGAGCGAGGAATTGCGAGGGGCGACGAAAGAAGTCCCAAGTTTAGTACTGGCGTTATACCTGCCGCTAGATCTTTTAACTCTGTCAGAAAACAGACGAAGAAAGCCGGTCCTGAGATTATCCCGGCGTGTTATGTTCGTAGTTTCGTCAACAAAATCAAGAACGAGGGTGTTTTGAGAGAGGTGGCTCCTCTCGATTTGTCATTGCCCCCGGGCGATGGCAGTCAGGTAACGAGATTGCTTGACAACATCCGCGCGTTTAAACTTACGCGAAATAGCAGTGCATCCCC